GCCCACTATCCAAGGATCGTGCAGTTGATAGCGATACTACTTTTAAAAACATTTTGATTGTGGATGATATCAACGATCAAGGTACCACACTTAACTGGATCATGCAGGATTGGCCTAGTGGTTGCTTTCCAGACGATCCGGCCTGGGAAGAAGTATGGAACAATAATGTTAAATTTGCTGTATTGGTAGATAATCTTGCCAGCAAGTGTAATGTTAAAATGGATTATATTGGCATGGAAGTCAACAAAGCCGAAAACGATGTGTGGATTGATTTTCCTTGGGAAGATTGGTGGACTAAATGATTGATTCGAAAATCAAAGTACATTGTACAGATGCAGGCAAAGATTTTGACATGCATGTACTAGGTTACAAGCCTAAAGCATTTTTAGAAGTTGCATTTCAAACAATTAAATTGCGACTGGTCTATACAGAACGCACACGAGCATTTGTCGGTAGTCTAGGTGGACGTGAATTTGTCATTCGTGAAGATGCATTGCCTACAGAAAGAAAGGAATATCAACGATGAACCTACACTATTCATTAGATGATGCACGAGATGCAGGTCAGGCACCATGGGACGATGTTGTACAAGATGATTTTCATGTTGCTATTTTTAAAGACAAGTATCCTGTAACAGAAGGACACTTGTTGTTTGTGCCTAAATACTCAGCTGTAGGTGTTATCGAAGATTGTTTTTCTGATGCACTTAGACTTGGTCAAGAAAAGGTCAACAGTGGTGAGTGGGACGGATTCAATATCGGTATGAATTGGGGGGAAGCAGCAGGGCAAACTGTTCCGTATCCCCATGTTCATTTGATTCCCAGACGCAAAGGTGATATGGAAGACCCCACAGGCGGTGTTCGCCACGTGATTCCGGAAAAGGGTAACTACAGAAAATGATAACTGTACATGTACCATGGAGTCCCAAGGCAGGTAGTATCCCAATTTGGGATGAAATCACTATAAGCATTATAGAAAGATTTGGGTTACCTGGGGACAAATACACCACAGAGTTAACAGACAGCTACATGAACTTTCTATTTAAGGATGAGCGTGAAGGATTAATGTGTCAACTGTTGGTCAGCGACTATATATGAAAAATATCTTGATAGTCATTGTAGCATTTATAGCAGTGTTTTTGATTGTTATCAACAATTGGGAAGGAACTCCTGGTAGATATTACAATTGCAGAGATATAGATTTTCTTCCTGATGTACCTCCCCAAGTTAGAACAGAATGTAGAAAGATGATCAAAGAAAGATTAGAGCAACAACGTAAGCAAGAGCGAGATAGGTCAGATTCAATAATATGAATACCTGGACATTAACTGTTGAAGAAGATGGCATATTATCGTTACCACAGGATCTGCTTGATGCTGCAGGTTGGAAAGAGGGCGATTGTTTAAATTGGATTGATAATCACGACGGCACTTGGAGTCTTGTCAAAGAGGACTTGACAAATTTCATACATAAAGGTATAATAAACAATGAGCAAAATTAAAATCGCAGAGCTGTTCTACAGCATACAAGGTGAAGGTCGTTACATGGGTGTGCCTAGTGTGTTCTTACGCACATTTGGCTGTAACTTCAAGTGTGCTGGCTTTGGTATGCCACGTGGCGAAGTGAGTCACGAGGCTACTGACATTGCAGCCACACACTCAATGATTGAATCATTTCAAACGTATGAAGAACTTCCGTTAGTTAGCACAGGCTGTGACAGCTATGCATCATGGATGCCAGAGTTTAAAGATCTTAGTCCGATGCTTACTTCAGATGCAATAGCAGAACGTATCATGGAAATCTTACCTTACCAGCGTTGGGAAGACGAACATCTTGTTATTACAGGCGGCGAACCGTTACTAGGTTGGCAACGTGCTTATCCGGATCTGTTGAATCATCCGAGTATGACAGGTCTTAAAGAAATTACGTTCGAAACCAACGGTACTCAAAAGTTAACTCCTGAGTTTAAAAAATATCTGCAAGAATGGTCACAGAATCCTCCATTTGTTTCTAGAGAAGTTACATTTTCAGTAAGTGCCAAACTCAGTTGCTCAGGTGAAGAACGACACGAAGCAATAAAGCCAGATGTTGTTTGTGAATATCAAGAAGTCGGCAATACCTATCTTAAGTTAGTTATTGCTACAGAAGAAGATGCTGAAGAAGCTCTAGAAACTCTAGATATATATCGAGCAGAAGGATTCACTGGACATTGTTATCTTATGCCCGTGGGCGGAGTTGAATCAGTATACACACTAAATAACCGTCGTGTAGCAGAATTAGCAATGAAGCACGGACTTAGATACAGCGACAGACTGCAAGTTCCGTTATTTAAGAATGAGTGGGGAACATAATGGTTAAACGTATGGCAAAAAAGAAGGAAGATATTAGTTTTATCGATCCTAAGACTATGCAGGTTAGATGCACATTTAATGGGTGCGTTGATAAATTTACTGTTGAGGATTTTGAAGTATTTGTCACTGACAAAGGCAAAGACTTTGTATCAGCGTTTCATGCGTGTCATGAATGCGGTCAACGAGTTAAAGCCAAAGGAGACGGTTCTCGAGCATATAAGAAATGGAGAGAAGTAATGAGTCAAAAAGATCCAGCCACTCTTGATCCTGATACATTGGCTAAATTACAATACGGGTGGGGAACATAATGAAAAAATGGATTGAAAAGTTATTTGGCATTGACAAGATCAGAGCAGAAGCAGAAAGATCTATAGGTATCGCAGCACAAGCCTCCGAAACAGCCAAAGCAGCCACTGAAGCTGCTGAACGTGCCACAGAAGCAGAAGCACAGGCTAAACTATCACCAAAAGAACGTGCAACACGCAAAAAAGAACCGTGGGTAGGTGTACTCGAAACACATGTCAACAAAGATAATGTGCGTAATGGCTTTTTTGAGCTTGACTGGAACGACCTTTTTGTGTTAAAATTAAAGCAAGAGGGATACGGCGAGGACGGGGATAAAGACGAAGAAATTATAGATCGTTGGTTCCGTGAACTGTGTGCCAATGTAGTAGTTGATGGTGATTTTGGCGGTCCTGTAAACACAGGCTTAATTGATATTAAAACAGTAAAGAAAGACAATCTATGACATATATCTTAGTTGATACAGCAAACACATTCTTTCGTGCTCGGCACGTTATCAACGGTGACGCTGATATTAAACTAGGCATGGCGTTTCATATTACTTTAAACAGCATTCGCAAAGCATGGCAGCAGTTCGAAGGTAGCCATGTTATCTTCTGCTTAGAGGGGCGTAGCTGGCGGAAAGATTACTATACTCCTTACAAAGCTCAACGTGCTGCTCAACGTGCTGCTCACACAGAACGTGAAGCAGACGAAGAAAAGATCTTCTGGGAAGCATTTGATACATTCAAAGACTTTATCGCAGAAAAGACCAACTGTACTGTGCTACAAAATCCACGCCTCGAAGCAGATGATCTTATTGCAGGGTGGATACAGAGTCATCCAAATGACAAACATGTGATTATCAGCACAGACACAGATTTCGTGCAATTGATTGCACCCAATGTCACGCAGTACAACGGTGTCATGGAACATGTTATCACTGACAAAGGAATATTTGATGACAAAGGCAAAGCAGTCATTGACAAGAAAACACAAGAGCCTAAGCCCGCACCTAATCCAGAATGGCTATTGTTCGAAAAATGCATGCGTGGTGATACCAGTGATAATGTCTTCTCAGCGTATCCGGGTGTACGTACTAAAGGCACAAGCAAAAAAGTGGGTCTTACTGAAGCGTTCGAAGATCGTAACAGCAAAGGATATGCGTGGAACAATCTCATGCTTCAGAGGTGGTCTGACCATAATGGAGTAGAACATCGAGTGCTAGAAGATTATGAACGCAATCGTCGACTGATTGATCTAACACACCAGCCTGATGACATTAAAGAGGTAATTGCAAATACCATTACCACTGCTACCGCTGAACAAAAGAATGTGAGTCAAGTTGGTATAAGATTAATCAAGTTCTGTAATCTATGGGATTTGAAAAAGATTGCTGATCAGGCGCAGGCTTATGCAGAACCACTTAATGCGAGATACGTCAATGAAACTCAAACTTTGTCAGTATGAAGACACCTGTGAAATTAAAACAGATACCTGTTGGGAGAACACAATGACAGACATACATGCTAAACCTATCATAGCAAATAAATTTTGGATTGTAGAAGCAAATGGCGAGAAGATTGCTACCTTGAGAAAGGATGATGATAACAGATTTTTTATGAGTAATGAGACAGGCGTAACAATTTACGAAACCAAAGATAGTTTAACCAAACAGTTTGGTAAAAAGTTTTTCACTGTAAAGATTGTCAAAGAAGCCGACACAGCATTGCCTAATGAAGTTCATGGGTATGCCACCAGTGCCGAGCCGCACAATGCCATGTTTGACATTCGCAAGAAACTTCCCTTGTTCACAAAAAGCAGCGATTCAAAAAGTTTATATTGTGCGGGTTACTACTGTATAAAATTTGATAAAGGCTGGGTCAAAAGTTTTTGTCCCAAAAAGATCACACTGGAACGATATCCATATAAAGGTCCGTTCAAGACAGAATTAGAAATGAAACAGGTATTGGCCAATGTCACAAAATAATCTGCCAACTACATTACCTACTATACAGAAACTACTACAGCGAATTCAAGTAGCTGAACGTAGCCAGCAAAAAGAAATACGCATAAGTCTACAAGAAGCTAGAGATCTAACTTCAGAATTAGCCCTTATGACTGTGAAGCTAGGACTAACTGTTACTGAAATACACCAAATGCTGGTGGCAATCAAAGAATCTACCACTCAAATAGACGTTAAATTCGACGGCGGACAGTTCTAAAAAAACATAAATATATACGTGGTTAATTAGGAAACACGTATATGAGCAGACCCAAACCTAAAATTCTTTTAGAATATGCTAACAAAGAAACCTACAAGGTTGAGCAGATCCTTGACTCGGAAGCTATCTGGGCCGTGTTCTATAACGGCCAGCCGTTCAACCTCAAAAGCGGTAGTCTGGTAGCCAGCTATCCTGGACCAAAATATAAAAAAGTCTCATTTTCAAATCCAGGACATGCACACAATTTGGCAAAGAAATTAAATCGATTATTCAAGACCAAAGACTTTGCTGTGTACAAACTCACAGCAGGTGAAGAGATTAAGTGACATGAACAAAGATGCCTATACCAAGGCGTTCTTACAGGCAGCAGAATTACCCGTCAATGAAAAAAATATCAAAGACTATAAAGCTGTATGGTGGTGGAGTTTTAGAAAGAAAGATCAAGGCGGATTAAGATTGACTGAACAGGCCTTGGAATTCATCGAAGAACATGCTAAAATAAAAACTTACAAGATAGAATTTCCCAAAGAATTTGCGTTTA